GTCTTTAAAATTTCCTAATAACGTTTCCGTCTTTTTTTTTTGTTCCTTTAAATTATTAATTGCATCTGTTCCTGTGGATGTTAAATTAGATACTCCTTCTATCGCTGCTTCTGATGCTTGTGCTACATTTCCCACTTCTTCTACAGCTCCAATCACCTGTCCTGCCCCTGGGATCATTAAAACAGCATCATTAGCCATATTACCAATTATAGGTATCTCTTTTTTTATTAATTCATTTCCCTCGTCTATAATCTCTTTAACAGATGGCTTCACTATTTCTACTGAATCGGCTAATATTTTTTTCGCTTCTTCTTTTAATTGTTCACCTTCTGGACTATTTAAAACCCTATTTATATTTTGCAAATTATTTTTTAAATTACCCATATTTATATCCATCGTTTTATTTGGGTCTATGCCAACTGCTTCCGCGGCATTCTGTATTCCTTTTGCAACGTAATTTGATGCGGCTGAACCAGCCAAATCTTTTAACGCTGTCAAATTACTCATAAATGTTGGCACGGAAACCTGATTATTTTGTACTAGTTCTTGATTATTATTTCCACCATATATTTTCCTTGTTTGTCTTTTTCTTTTTTTTTGTAAATAACCATAGCCATACCCTCTTTTATTTGTTTTTTTTATTTTATACGCCATTGTTATAATATACCTATTTTTTATTTTGCTGTTCTTGTTGTATTTTCTTAAAATCAGCATAAGTTATCAATAAATTCTTATTCACTACCTTTTTATCAATCTTTTTTAAAGGGCAAAAATCTGACAAACGCCCCTCCCAAGTATAACGGTTCGCTTTCTCTTTTAATAATTGCTTTTCTGTTGTTTGATTTATATTTTGAATAGATGCTTTTATTTGAGGAGGTAAAATATTATTCGATGACCTATTTTTCATTGGTCTTATTGACATAGGTTTCATAGTATCCTTATTATAACTTTTCATCCTAGCCAAACTATTTTTAGGATTTTTAAGTTCTTCTTTTTCTTTTTGTTCCTTCTCTGCTTTTTTTTTAATATCATCGTCATATCTTATTTCTGCTCTTTTTAACTCTTCTTCAATATCTACAAATATTGGCTTACACCAATATGTCATTACATATTTTCGGCCTACTGGTTCTAAATATCTATAAGGAATTGTATTATTACTAAAATATTCAAAAGAACCTTTATTATTATTATATCTCATATAAATATTACCCATTGGTGTATGTTCTAAAATATAATTATCTATAAATTTATCTAATTTTTTATCAATAATACTTTTTCTTGCCATATCCTTAAAATCCTTATCCGTGAATGAATTCATAGTTACCTCTTTTAATTCTTCATCTAATTTATTTTTTATTATTATCAATTCTATATATAATTCCTCAAAATCAATATCATCTGGGTTCTCATCATAATCATCTTGCAAAGAAAAATAATCTAAGATATGTTTTATTCCAAATTCATTAATATTCTCCGTAAACATATGTTCTTTATCTACATCTTCATCTTTTTCTTTTAAAATACCACCATATTCTTCTATTTCATTTATTTTTAATAATTTTTCTTGTATTTCATTAATAGCATCATTCCTTTGTTTTTCTAATAAATTTTTTATTCTTTCATATTCCTTCGGCTCTTCCTCCATTTCTAATTCAGTAAAATAAAAATCGTTTGAAAAATGTTTAAATTTTTCCAAATATTTATCTTCATATTTTTGTTGAACCTTTTCTACTGTTTTATTTGTTTCATTTGTTTCATTTGTTTCATTTATATCTATTGTTTTTTCTTCTATAGTTTCTGTATTTGAATCATAATAATCCAACCAAAGAGGGTTATTTTCACATATAAATTGATAAAATTTCATTAATTCAACCCCATTTTCATTTATTTTTTTAAGAAAAAATGGAAATTGAGTTATTATAAAATGATACCATGATGGGGCATTTAAAACGACTACAAAACAAAAAAATTGTATAATTATTATTTCTGAAACAGTATAATTACTCATTAAATAATATATACTATTTTATTTTTAAGTTGTTTTATAATGATACTTCTTTCTGTCTTTCTTCAAATAAATCCTCCATTTCTTTTGTTAAAATAGGCACATCTAATAATTCATAGGTTTCTTCTTGGTTGTCAGGGTGTAATCTTACAAGACATAATTTTGTAACAGTCTTTCCATATTTGCGTTCTAAGATTGCTTTATATGTATTTAATTGTAACGCATAATGCCAGAAGTTTGTATCATGTAAATGAGAAATCAACGGATTTTTTGCAAAATTATCCCACCCATTTATTTTTGAAATATCCTTACTTCTCTTCCAATCATAAATAGATAATGTTCCATCTGGATTTTCATAAACCATATCTATAGAACCTGCTATTTTTAAATCTTCATCAAAAATCATCCATTCCGTACGATATGGTTTCATATCGGGGTAATCATTTATAAATTGTAAGAAATATTCCCACTCTGCGGTATAAGGTATAATACCTCTATTGGGGTTATTTTTATAATTTTCCCATAAATCTTTATGTGTATATGCAGAATTTAAGTCTAAATTGCCATTATTCATAAAATGTTCTATTTCTTCATGAAGTTTTGTACCAGCTCCTGCGGATGATTCTCCATTCACTTTCCATAACGCTTTAATTTGTTCTGCGGTTTGTCCCCAATACTTATTTTCAGGTCCCCATCCTTTGCTTTTAAAAATTTTCTCAATAATTGCATCTTGGTCAAATTTTGGAAAATGACTATGGTTCCACGTAGTAACTGATGTGTATTTCGTTTTTGGGTCTGTTATTATTTCATATTTATGTCCTTTTGCATAAAATTTAATTAAATCATCGCGTTCATTTTTATTTCTACTTTGTAAAATTTGCTCCATATTAGTATTATATATTAATATCTTTAAGTCATTTATTTATTTCAATTTTTTATATCCATTTATATGGACCCGTGCCTTTTATATCCGTTAATCGTTTTAAAGGTTCTACATTTATTTCATTTCTCTTTCCATATACGGTCCAGAAAAACTCACACGTTGGTCCATATACCGTAAATGCGTTATTTTTAACACGAGAACTTTTTAGAACAATTGTTTCCAACTCTATCTCATTATCCATTGTATCTGAATCATAAATAGGTGTTAAATTAACTGTTAGTTGGGACGCCAATTTATCTACATAATAAGGAAGTTTAATTATAGTATTTTTATTATTGGTTATTTTTCCTTCTCCGCGATAATATACACCCGCTTCAGGTCCTTCTAAACAAGCGTGAACTAAATATTTATTCTTATCACAAGGATGGTCAATTACAAAGGTTTTTATACCAGGTGGTCCAGCGTCTCCCTGTGCTCCACTACCTGTACAAATAGAAGTTCCATCTTGGAAATAAATACACCCTGTATGTAAAATAGAATTTCCACTCATATCCACGTGACAAGCAAATACTTCTTTAGAATTTTGTTGCCCTGAATAATTATTAACATTTAACTGTTCAGAATTTGAAATACGACTTCTTGTGATGTTATTATTGGCCGAATAATTTAAACCACCATATCTTCTAAATGTAGACATTTAATATATAATTAGGTTTATAATTTTATAAACATTTCTTAATTATAATATTTTTATAACTTATAACTTTTTCTTCGTTTATGTTTATGACTAATACGTTTTCTATGTTTACGTGTCTTTCTCTTGGTTAATGCTCCTTCTAAAGTAATTGGTTTATAAGAGTCTTTTAAAAAGTCATTTGTTAGTCGTTTTTCTAATGACATTTCCACAGGTTGAATTCCTAATATATTTATTAGTTGGTCTTTATCTAATTGCATACTAACAAATTCCCTATTACCATTATCATTAATATCAAGATTAATATTCGCTTTATTTCCGTCATAATCACCAACCCATTTAATTTCATTTTTTATTTTTCTATTTTTATCTTTTATATAAGTTTTAGTAATTCCATAATTTTGTATATATGTCGACATTATAATAAAAAGATATTTATTTTTGATTAATTATATAAATAAAAATATTGTTTATTGTTATATGGAGTTAAATATTAAAGAATTAGAATACGATGAAGACAACGATTTTAATTATGAACAAGAACCAACACAAATATCCTTTGAAGATATTCCAGAAAATAATATAAAAATAAAAGTTAATAAAAAAGGAGTTCAATTTAATGAACCAATAAAACCAATAAATCAACCAATTCCAAGAGAAAATGCTAAAATGGTTAGACCAAAAATACAAAATAAACAACCACAAATTTCATACGAAGATATAATGGCAAAAATGGGTATGTTTGTAGCAAATGGTAAATTACATTTAATGGATAATAATCCACAAGGTTATCAACAAATAAAAAATATTCAACAGCAACAACAACAAAAACAACAACAGCCGTCAAATGCGAATATTCCACAAAATAGTTATATCTATAATAAATATTTTAAAGAAGAGTTACATCCACAAAATGAAATTAGAAGACCTATGACAGTTCACGAATATAAAAGAAAAGTATTAGAAAATTTTATGCAACGACAAAGAATAAATCAAATAAAATCACGTAAATTATTAATGCCCACGGAAAATATAAATATGTCGGCAGTAAATTCAGCAAATGTAAATAAATTGTTTCGTTTTTCGAAAAGATAAAATATGAATGAAATATATGGACAAACCTATAAAAACAAAACAAACGAAAAAAAATAAAATAAAACCAGAGTTAATAATTATTGAAGAAGAATCACCGAAAAATAAAACATTAAAATTATCTCCATTAAAAAGATGTAAAAAAGGAACAATGAGATATAAAGCGTTGGGTTCTGGTTGTTATAATAAAACAGAAATAGAAAATTATAAACTAACAAATAAAATAAAAAAGACAAGAACAAAGACGAAAAAAGTAATTGAATTAGAAATAATAGATAAAAACCCTATAAAAATAATTGAAACGAAAAAAACTGAAAATAAAAGGTTAATAAAAAGAAGTTTAAAGACACCTATAGAATTAGAAATAATGGAAGAAAAGAAGAGATATAACGAAGAATTTATTGACCTAATGGAAAAATTAAATACTATTATGTCAAAACAAGGCGAACCGTTTAGAGCACGTGCTTATCAAAAGGCCCAAGAAACTTTAATGGCTTATCCTGACGATATTTATACTACAAGTCAATTAAAAGGTAAACCTGGAATTGGTCCAACAATAATAGATAAGTTAGATGAATATATAAAAACAGGAACATTACGTGTATTAGAAAAAGAAAAAACAAATCCAATTAATATTTTAAGTGATATTTATGGAGTAGGTCCTAAAAAAGCTCAAGAATTAGTGGATGCGAATATAAAAACGATTGATGAATTAAGAACTAGACAAGATGAATTATTAAATGATACACAAAAAATAGGCTTAAAATATTATGAACAAATTCTAGAAAGAATACCAAGAACAGAGATTGAGCAATATGAAAAAATATTTACAGAACAATTTGATAAAGTTGCAAAAAACTTTCCAGATTCTAAATTTGAGATAGTTGGTTCATATAGAAGAGGTGCGCAGACATCAGGAGATATAGATGTGATTATAACTGGTAAAACAGGAGGAATATATAATGCATTTGTGGATGAACTATTAAAAACAAATATAATTCTTGAAGTATTATCACGTGGTTCATCAAAAACATTAGTGATAGCAAAGTTGCCAGGTTCAGAAAATACAGCGCGTCGTATTGATTTCTTATATTCTCCTCCTAATGAATTTCCGTTTGCGATATTATATTTTACAGGTTCAAAAGCATTTAATACAGTAATGAGACAATATGCATTAGATAAAGGATACACCTTTAATGAGCATGGAATATATAAATTAGAAAATAAGAAAAAGGGTGCAAAGATAGAAAAAGGATTTAAGACGGAAAAGGATATATTTGATTTCTTAGGCTTACAATTTAAGACGCCAATAGAGCGACGGGATGGGCGGGATATTATGCCCTACACGGATGTAGGGGAGAATAAACAAGGGGTTGGTTTTAATGACCCTACATTGGAAGTGGAAACAGAAGAAATTATTCCTGTAAAAAAAAATACAACTCTAAAAAAACGGAAACCATCTACAAAGCCAAAAGTGGAATTAGAAATTATAGATGACAACGAAGCCAAAGTTAGCCCTTCTGAAACAGAAATAGTGCAAATCATTGAACAATTTAAACATAATGGGATTAAAGTGCTCGAACAACTAAACGAAAAACAACTGGGAGATATTATTCGTATTGCTAATTCTAAATATTATAACCAAACACCAATTATGACGGATAACCAATATGATATTATTAAAGAATTTATTGAACATAAATTTCCTGATAATG